CGCATGCCCGGCAGGAATTCATCCTTCTGCTCGATCATCTGGTTAAAAGCCGTGATGACTGCCGCGTGCAGGTCCGTTTCGTACAGTGTGCGTGATGGGCAATCGATGCCAGACTTCCTTTTCTCCAACCGGCTGACGCAGCGCCAGACCGGGACGTGCTCGCCTTTCAGATACCACTGTGTTCTTCGGTAAAGGTCGCCGCAGTCGGAGCAATAAACCAGATGGGAAAGCGCGTACTTCCCGCTGTACACCCGCCGCTTTCCTGTGCCGGTCTTCACCCGTGCCCTGCGCACCATTTCTTCCTGCACCTGCAGGAATAGCGCTCTCGGGATGATGGCCTCGTGACTGTTCTCGACGTAGTACTGTGGGACGATGCCCTTGTTGGCGACTCGCTTCTTATTCAGGAAGTCCGTGGTGACGGTCTTCTGCAGGAGCGCGTCCCCGATGTACTTCTCGTTTGTCAGAATTTTCTTCAGGGTGCTGGCCAACCAGAAGTCATTGCCAGCCGCTGTCCGGATGCCATCCGCAGTGAGCCCCTGCCCGATGGCGTAATAGCTTTGGCCGCTAAGGTACTCCCGGTAGATGCGCCTCACCACCTCAGCCTCTTCCGGGTTTATGACCAGGTTCCCATCCTCGTCCTTGTCGTAGCCGAGGAACCGGTTAGCGCAGACCTGGACCTTCCCTTGCTGGTAGCGGTACTGCAGCCCCAGCCGGACGTTCTGGGAAAGGCTCTGGCTTTCCTGCTGAGCAAGGGATGCCATAATCGTGAGCAGGACTTCACCCTTGGCATCCAGGGTGTTGATTCCTTCCTTTTCAAAGAACACGGCGATGTTCTTGTCCTTGAGCTGCCGGATGTATTTCAGGCAATCGAGGGTGTTGCGGGCAAAGCGGCTGATTGACTTGGTTACCACCATGTCTACCCGGCCTGCCATGCAATCATCGATCAGACGATTGAATTCTTCTCGCTTCTTGGTGTTGGTCCCGGAGATGCCGTCATCAGCATAAATGCCCGCCAGCTCCCATCCGGGATGCTTTTCAATGTAATCCGTGTAATGCTCAATCTGAGCATCGTAGCTTGTTGCCTGCTCGTCGGTCTCCGTGGAGACGCGGCAGTAAGCCGCCACCCGGAGCTTTGGAGCTTCTTCTGTTTTCTTCCTCGCGCCGACCGTAGGCCGCGCAGGTATCATTGTCACTGTTGCCATATTAACCTCTCTTTTCGATCAGACTGTATAAGTACTCTGCTTGCTGGTATGGATCGCTGAAGGTCTGCACCGCTGGTCCCATCCAGAAGGATGTCGGAGCAGGATCGGCTTCCACCGTTTTCTTCTCCCGCTTATCCCGGCCCAGCGCTTCTTCCCGCCGCTGGCGTTCGACTTCAAAGGCATCGAAGGTTTCTCTGTCGATGATCGCCGGGTAGAAGTCGTCACCCAGGTAATGGGGATTCTGGAGGAGCCGCTTGACCGAAGAGTGCGTCACGCTCATCCCGACTTCCTTCGCAGCGTTTCTCAGGGAAAGGCCGCCAAGGTAACCTGTGTAGATCATCCGGATCTGCTCTGCCTGCTCCTCGCAGACGACCGCGACGCCATTTTCTATGCGGTAGCCAAAAGGTGTGTGTCCTCTGCTCATATCTCACCGATCCTTTCTGTCAGGCGCAGGCCGCATTTGAGATGGAAAACAACCTTGTCTCTCGTCTGCAGCACCGCATGGTCCAGGAACCGCTCCACCAGAGCTCCGTCAAAAGAAGTGCTGGGCTGCGCGTGTCCTGCGTACTGAATCAAATCACCGAGCGCATCCGTCTTATGAAGGTTGCCGGAGATTTCCTTCACCAGCTGATCCTTTTCCGCTGTCAGGGCATCCGCCTCAGCAGCGAGGTCGTTGCTTTCCTGCGTGAAGAGCGCCGGGTCCAGATAGCCTCGCGTCATGATGGTGGTCAGGGTCTGCCGCCGCTCCACGTTCTGCTCCAGCTTCTGGTCAATCGCATCAATCCGGCGCAGGTTCTCCTTATGCGTTTCTCCCCGGATACCATCGAGCAGCGTATCCAGTATTGCCTTCTTTCCATAGATCAGTTTGTTCATCATGGTGGTGAAGGCATATTCCAGATCGCATTCCCGGATGGACTTCATACTGCAGGAGCTGACGTCTTCTAAGTGCTGCTTGCAGACCCAGACCGGGTACTTCAGGCTTCCAGTCGAATTGATGTGCCGTTTAAAAACGGTACCGCACTCGCCGCAGACGAGCTTACTGGTGAATGGGTAGCGGCTGAGAAAGCGCGGATCGTTTTTTCTGATGTTCTTTTCCTGCGCCCGCTGCTGAATGAGCGCACCGACCGCTTCAAAATCCTCCCGGCTCACAATCGCCTCGTGATGATCTTCCATATAGAACTGATCGCGCTCTCCGTTATTGGTGTGCCGCTTAAACCGGAAATCGGAGTAGGTCTTCTGGAAGAGGCAGTCGCCGATGTACTTCTCGTTCGTGAGCATCCCCCGGATGGTGGTAGGTGTCCAGTTCCCGTTCCTGCGGGAAGGCACCTGCTTCTCATTCAGTTGCTTTGCGATCTTCGCGCTGGCCACACCACTCAGGGCCTGTTCAAAAATCCAGCGCACCCACTTGGCTTCTTCCTCGTTAATCACCATCTCGCCATCCTTGTTGTCATACCCGTATGGCGGATAAGCGATCTTGAAGGTACCGTTTTCATACCGGTGCCGGACGCCCCATTTGCTGTTCTCGGAAATGGAAACGGACTCGCTTTCCGCAAGGCTGCTCATAATCGAAAGCAGAAGCTCCGACTCCATTGACCCGGTATCGAGGTTTTCCTTCTCGAAGTAAATCGTCACGCCAAGGTCGAGGAGCTTCCGGACCAGCTCAAGGCAGTCGGTAGTGTTGCGGGCAAATCTGCTGAGTGACTTAGTTAATACCCTATCTACGAGGCCCTGCTCACAGTCTGCGATCATCCGCTGCAGCGCGGGCCGCTTTTCCTTACTGGTCCCGCTGATGCCCTCGTCGTAATAGAGGCCCGCGTACACCCATTCGGGATTGGAGCCGATCAGTTCTTTGTAATGGTTCTTCTGTGTTTCCAAACTGACCAGCTGCTCGTCCATCCCGGTGGATACCCGGCAGTATGCGGCTACCCGTGTTTTTGCCGCTGTGGGCCGGGCCGCTGAGGGCTCAATTTTCGTTATCTTTTTCATGGTCTCACCTCCGTTCGCAGTCCGATGTTCCCTCTGTTCTCTGCACATTGCAACTCAATTCTCAAAGGAGCTCCGCCAGAAACGGCACAAAGATTTTGCGGGCTTCAGCCAAAATCCGGTCATGTTCTTCGGAGGTGATGAGGCCCGCATCAAGCATCTTCTTCGTCATTTTCTCTGCTCGATGATAATTGATCTCATCATAAAACTGCTTCTCGGTAAGCGGGCGGACGGCAGGCTTTGGCGCTTCAGGCGGAGCTGTAATCTTCGTCACTTGCATATTCTCGTTCTCCCTTCCGAGGGAACTTGTCCATCCCTCTGCCGTCCCATGCCTGCATAGAGCCAAAAATTATAGCCGCTGGGAGAACAGTTTCATTTTCTGCGTCAGAGCATAAAAAAAAGCGCCTGCCGACCATCCCGAAGGACAGCCGACAGGCGAATGTCTCAAAGCCGTGTACAGTAGTCGAGGCTGATCCAGCCCGCGCCGGATTTGAGCTTACCCCAGAGCGAGGCCCCGCGTCCGGGTGACGTGTCCACGATCGTGAACACTCCTTTACCCGTAAAAATACCGGTACGCTTGGTGTTGGTTCCAGGCCCTTTTCGTATGTTCAGGTTGCTGATGGATACCTTCACGAGGAATGGTACAGCAGGCTTGTCCGGCGTCGGCTTGGGCTCGGGCTCCGGAGCAGGAGCAGCCTTCACGTCATACTGCGTGAGGTTCCACCGCTCGATGATGGAACAGATCTTGCTCACGTAGCTGGTGTCCGTCGCATAGCCGCCATCCTTGATGATCTGGATAGCCTTCTTATAATCCGTGCAGCCTTTCAGCCCAGCATAGCGGAGCTTGCTGCCATTCTTGGCCCCCAGCAGGTAAGCGCTGTGGTCTCCGATGGAATCCTCGACGCAGGGATACTTACGGAACTCCGCTGTGATGGTATACAGCTTTCCGGTTCCATCGTCCTCCTGCGTTTTCTTCTTATACACAGACTTGCCATCCCATGTGGAGCCGGACCATGTATTCCCGGACAGGGATTTCTTCATCCCGAAACAGTTATTTGCCTTCTGCGCGAGCTCCGTCTTTCCATAGCCGGATTCCAGAATGAACTGCGCCAGCGACACCGAGGCGAGGATGCCGGACTTCTTCTGGTCAGCTGTAAAGAGACTGCCGACCTTCTTGATCACATCACCTTCGGACAGGCTGGCAAAGTCGCTGGCCTGCATGCCGGTCGTCTTCTCAGGCTCCTTCTCGGTTCCGCCAAGCTGCGCGGTCACCTTAGAAGCAAGATCACCCATCCGTGCAAACATCCAGTTCCCCGGACAGGACTTGTTGGCAAACCACCGGTGGACCGTCAGAATCATCTCATCAGCAGCCGGACTGTAATTCAGGGTCTTATCCTTGTCGCCCAGCCACAGGAGCTTCTTCTTTCCGTTGCGCTGGCAGATGTCTGCGCAGAGCTTGATCAGCGTCTGGTAGACCACATCCCGGAAAGCATAGGGCTCAGAAGTGTCAGAGGCGCACTCGATCGTGATAGCCCGCTGGTCGTTGGCGCTGCTGGAGGAGCACCACGAGCGGTTCTTCTCCTCCACGTAAAGCCCGACCCGGCCATCCTTGTCGATCCCATAATTAGAAGAAGCCTGGGTGCTGGATAGTGCAAACCAGTCACCAAGGCCCTCCGCTGTGCACTGGCCGACCACGCAGTGAGGCGTGATGCGGTCGATGCTGTGTGTTCTCTGCCCGGAGTGATTCGGGCTCAGTTTTTTATATACCACCATCGGGCTGTTCGTGTATGCCATCACTCGTCACCGCCTTTCTCTGCTCGGTCGTGAAGCTGCTCCAGTACATCCTTCAGCTTTTCCGGGATCGGCAGACCCAGATGCGCAGCGTTCTCGATCAGGCTCACGCCCTCGTTGGAGAGATAGAAAAAGATCACCGCTGTCCTGAGCACGCTGCCGGAGCCGATCACCTGCGTATCAAGGATGTGCCCGATGCCTACCAGCAAGAAGATGAGCACTTTGCGGCAAATCCCCTTAAAACCGACCTGGCTGGACAGCTTATGGTCAACTGCGGCTGCCATAACGCCTGTAATGTAGTCAATCGTCACGAAGGCGATCAGCGCGTACAATAATCCGTCACAGCCGCCCAGAAACCAGCCAAGCCAGCCACCCACCGCTGTGAAAATGAGTTGAATTGAAGTCCAGAACTCCTTCATAATCAAAATCCTCCTAATGTGAGAGAAGAGACAGTCTCTTCTCAAGCTGTGCGACCGGAATCCCGGCCTCCTTCGTTTCAACTACATACTGCTCTGCCGCAGACTCCTCTTCAGGACCAGTCCTATTCCTGCACTTCGGGATCAGCCTGGACAGCAGGGAATCCGTAACTGCCTTGCGGCTGAAGAGCATCTCGACGCCCGGATCGTTGCTGTCTGCTGCTTCTTCCTGATCCCTGTCAAACAGGATCTCATCCGCAAAGCCCAGCTTCACGGCTTCCCTGGCGTTCATCCAGGTCTCCGCGTCCATGAGCTGTGAGATCTTGTGCCGGGACATGCCGGTCTTGATCTCGTAGGCATTCATGATGCTTTCCTTGACCTCGTTCAGCATATCTATGGCCTTCTGCATCTCCTCAGCATCCCCGATGGCAACCGTCGCCGGATTGTGGACCATCAGCATGGCCACCGGACTCATGCAGACTCTCGTACCGGCCATTGCAATCACACTCGCCGCAGATGCTGCCAGTGCATCAATCTTGACCGTCACATCACCCTTGTAATCCATCAGCATGTTGTAGATCTGTGCCGCCGCAAAAACGTCTCCGCCCGGAGAGTTGATCCACAGCGTGATGTTCCCGCTGCCGGCATTCAGCTCATCCTTGAAGAGCTGCGGCGTGACCTCATCCCCGAACCAGGTCTCATCTGAAATTTCCCCGTCGAGGTAAAGTGTGCGGTCGGATCCGAAGGCATCCTGACCTTCGTTCCGCACCCAATTCCAGAACTTTCTTTTCATACGGTGCCTCCATTCCTCTGTATCTGCCTTTTCCCGGTTCCCCCGGGAACTTGCCTTTGTGCCTTCTCTTCACCGGTATCCTCCGATCCTGATGCTCCAGTTCCTAAATTCTGACCGTCGCTGTAAGAGATTGTCTCCGAAAGCTTCGTCATGTTTCCGTTCACCAGATATAGATTGCCGCCCTCCTCATCCGGGATCAGGTCCAGGTTCTCAAGGCTTCGGATATCATTTGCTGACATCCAGCCGTTCTGCCGGCCAACCGCATAGCCCTGCATCCTGGACTGGTAATCGCCTCTCAGAAGACCGTCCACGTTGAACTTGAAGAAGTAATCCTTCTTCTCCTCCTGACTGAGGAGCGACCGCTCCATGGACTGCTCCCAGCGGCATACCCAGGGATCCAGCGTGTACTTCACGAATTCCAGCGACTGCTGCTCGATGTTGTTGAAGGAGCTCTTCTCAAGGTCGCCGATCATATGCGGCGGAATCCGAAAGATCCTTGCGATCTCATCAATCTGGAACTTTCTTGTCTCCAGGAACTGTGCCTCCTCCGGACTGATGGAAATCGGCGTATACTTCATGCCCTCCTCAAGGACCGCGACCTTATTGCTGTTCGCTGATCCCCCGAAGGCTGACATCCAGCTCTCCCGGACCTTCTCCGGATCCTTCACGACGCCCGGATGCTCCAGGATTCCTCCCGGCGTTGCGCCGTTCGCGAAGAACTTTGCACCGTATTCCTCACAGGCGATTGCCATTCCGACAGCGTTCTTCGCCATCGCGATCGGGCTGTAGCCGACCAGTCCGTCAAAGCCGAGTCCCGGGATGTGCAGCACATCCTTCGGCTGCAGCCTTACGATCGTGCCCTTCATGGTTCTGGCTTCGTCCTGCCCAGTCTGGTATTCGTAGTAGAGCTGACCCTTCGTGTCCCTGTCCACCCGCATCCGGTTCGGCATCAGCGGATACAGGGCAACGACCTCCCCCTTGCCGTTCCGGATGATCTGCGAATAGCAGTTCCCGTACAGCAAAAGGTGCGTCATCATCGTTTCCCGGTAGGCGAAGGACGTCATCTCCGGATTTGGCTCATTGTGGAGCAGAAAATAAAGCGGATGATCCACCGCTTT